ATTTTCTATTCGCTCTCAATTTAACAGAGGGCGCTACAGAGCTACCAAACTCATACAGATGGTCTACCGCTGCTGATATCAATGGCCTGCCATTTACGTGGGACGAAACTGATTTATCAGCTCTGGCTGGCAAGGCTCAGATTGGTGGTGATGCGGGTACGATTATTGACGGGCTATCCCTGCGTGACGCTTTCGCTATCTACTCCGAGAACGCCATAACCATGCTTGACTTTACGGGCGACGAGTTCGTATGGAAAGCGCGTGAGCTATCATCAACCATTGGTCTACTAGCCAAGGATTGTGTGACAGAGGTTAAGGGTACGCATTTCTTCCTGTCTGATGGTGACATCGTCAGGAATGATGGCAACAAGATTGATTCAATTATCCACAACAGACTGCGCAGAAGGCTGGCGAGTGGTATCAGTGAGGCCACGTTTACCAACTCATTTACGGTCAGAAATAACGCACTGAAAGAGGTGTGGTTTTGCGTACCTGAAGAGGATTCAATCTGTCCAAACGTAGCGTATGTCTACAACTGGAAGGATGACTCGTGGGCTATACGTGACCTTCCCGAAGCCGGTGTAGCTTTCGCAGCTTACGGTTCACAGGCCGAGGCAACTACAACGTGGGACGCTTGGGATGGCAGCTGGGAGGAGCAACAGGGCGTGTGGGGTTCCAGACAGATTACCCCTCTCGACGACACAGTCATTGGTGTTGACAGCACAACGTCATCACTAATAGAGCTTGACCCTGCACTGCCAGCAACAGACTTAGGTACAGTCATCGAGCGTACCGACTTCCCGCTGGAGGGTCATCGTCAGGTCACAACAATCACAAGGCTATATCCCCACATAGAGGGCGCAGGTATGCTAGACATTCAGGTTGGCTCGCAGGATTATGCGGGCGCACCAATCAGGTGGCAGCCACCACAAAGATTCACGCCGGGAGTGGACAGAAAACTTGATGTTAGAACAACGGGCGAGCTGCACTGCTGGAGATTGTTATCAGTTGGCACTATCTCCTTTGATTTTAGCGGTATGAACGTAGAATACTCTAGAGGCGGGTTAAGATAATGTCTAGTATTAGTAATGAGCAGCCACCTGTAGACTTAGAGGTCACTCTTCGAGAGTACCTTTCAAGACGGTTCGTGGAGATTAACATAGCCCTGTCCAAGTCACAGAAGTTTCCTCCAATCTACGTACTGCCTGCCAAGCCGCAGGACGGTAACGTGGAATATTTTGGGCAGACAATTGGTACAACTATCACCTCGGTAGGTTTCTGGGGTTATGAGAATGGGGTTTGGGTAAAATTATGAGTACAATCGTCGCGTTAGTGCCGAGAACAATGATTGAGTATGTCTGGGATGAGTGCATTCCATTTCTGGAAATGGTGCTTGCTAAAGCGCCTCAAGACATAGGGCTTGACAGAGTGTATAATAGGTGCCTATCAGGTGACACTATGCTTGTAGTCATACTTGATGGCTCTGAGATTATTGCCGTTAACACGATGGAAGTGCGGGAGCTGGACTCCGGTAACAAAATCTTGTTCTTGCCGATTATCGGTGGTAGCAGGACTGAAGAATGGCAGGACCGATTTATTGATTTAGCCCACGAGATTGCGCGACATCACGATTGTATCGAACTGAGGGGCATGGCTGTTAGAAAGGCATGGCTTAGAAAATTATCACGTTACGGATTTGAAGAACACTTCGTAACATTAAAATGCAAAGTGAAGGAGTAACCTATGGGTGGTTCAGCGAGCGGCAGTAAGAGCAAGAGCAAGTCAAGTTTTCAAGACAAGGTTTGGGGAGGTCAGTCAGGCGCACTGCAAGACTTGTACGGTAACGCGCAGGACTTATTCAATCAAACAAACACCGGTATGCAGGGCCTGCAGCCCGGTGCTACACAGAATATGCAGGACACGTACAATCAGGTCAGCCCCGCTTACCAAGAGCAGTTACAGGGTGGAGCCTACAGGGACATGGGATTGCAGAACCAGTTAATGAGTTCACTCAACCAGTCCATGAACCAGCCCTCCGCTATGTCGCAGATAAACGCGATGGTAATGGGCGGAGAAGGCAATAACTACGCCGACGCAATGAAACAGAGCTACATTTCTGATGCCAACAGGGCGCAGGAGAAGATGCTGGCCAATATGGACGCACGAGCAGCGGCAAGTGGAATGTCTGGTGGTTCACGTCACGGGATAGCTACAGGTCTAGGTATGGAAAGTATCAATGACCAGTTGCAGAAAAACCTAGCCCAAACAGGCTACAGCACATTTGATAAAGACCTTCAGCGCAAACTAGATATTGCGCAACAGGCCGACCAAGGCAACCTCGCACGACAACAAATGATGTCCGGTATGATTGGGCAACAGAATCAATCTCAACAGAGCGCTATTCAGGGTGGACAGAACATGCAGAACATTAACATGGGGCAGTACGCTCCACAGATGATGCCGTGGGATGCGATGTCACAATACAGCAACGTGATTGGTAGACCGACAATCTTAGGCTCCGGGTCACAGTCCGGTAGCTCTGGCAGCCTGTCTGCTAGTGGGGGTAAGTAATGGAGAGGGAAAAGAATTATTTCGACTACAAAAATAACGGCATGAGTCTTGGCGGTGAGATGCCTTATGGCGGCAGCAGTATTCTACCGGTGGGAATGATGGACTCTACCAAGACAGGTGAGATGCCTTATGGCGTTATGGCTTCGGATATGAACCAGCCACAGCCTTATGGCATGATGGCCCCGCAGCAGCCTTATGGCATGATGGCCCCGCAGCAGCCTTATGGC